AGGGAAGCTACGTTTTGTTGGGATACATTTTTTAATTACAATGATGGTGATGTTCATGGCGTGTCATAAGGATAGCCCTCATAAATTTCCTTTTAAACTTATGACATACGATTCAGTCGTGCAAGTTTCTGGTCTTGTGCCCTTAAAACCAGCTCCTTTTGAACCGTTTAAACGTGGTGCTAGAGCCACCGTAAAATCCTTTCCCCTTATCAATCAGGTTTGTGAAAGGTTGTGGATGAAGCAGGATAAGAACTATACCAAGTACTGCCACCCGTTTAAACAATCTCAAATTAATTTCAAAAAACTATTGAACTCAAAGCCAAAGTATGATATAATGGCTACACTTAATACAACCTAACGGAGGACAAAATATGCAAAATATGTATGAGTATTTAGATGGTAAAAGCATGTATGCTAATGTGACTGCACCTAACAGGAGATTTGAACCACACAAGTATCAAATCGTTGTGCTTACAGATGAGGATACTGCTAATAGGCTGGAGGGTCTAGGTTTAAAACAGGTGAGAACCAGAGATGGTGAACTCAAATATGATGAACCTGCATTCTCTTTTAGTAAACATGCCAACAGAAAAGATGGGACACCTAACGCTGCACCTAAGTTAGTTGACAGCGAGGGAAATCCTATGGATGTATCGGTTGGTAATGGTTCGACAGTAAGGGTTAAGATTAAACCTTATACTGGAAATTACGGGACATTTGCAGAACTTATGGCTGTAAAGGTTCTTAACTTAGTTGAATATGCAGAGGAAGACTCTGATAACGAGGAATTTTAATATGATTATTAGTATAAAAAATGATGATGGTGAAGTCCAATATGATGTTAATAAGATAACAGATGAGGATAAGAAACGTGGAGCAACTGTGACTATTTCTAAGGTAGGTAATCTGGAAACTATCATAGAGGCTTTACAATTCGCAAGTTCTACACATAGAAGTAATCTGGAGAATCTTTTAAAAGAAACTCCTGAAGCTGTGGTAGAATTAGAAGAACCTGTTGAGGATGCAGAAACTATAGAAGAAGAATCAACAGATAACGTTTAAACATAGTGAGGGCTAACATGGAAAAAACGTGGGATAAGGTACATCAACCCTGTCCACTTTGTAACAGTAGTGATGCTGTTGGAATTAACGAAGACAATTCAGCAAAGTGTTTCAGTTGCGGTGAGTTTATGCCTAATTATAATAAAGCATGTGAGGGAAAAGATATGGAATTTCAAACGGAAACTAAACAACCTGACGTGGTAGATGAGGGAGTATTCTCAGCTTTAACTGACAGAAAAATCTCTCAGCCTACTGCAACCAAGTATGGAGTGAAGGTAGCACATGACCATCAAGGTAATGTTATCAAACATTTTTATCCATACTACAACGGACATGAACTGGCAGGTACTAAGTGTAGGAACGTAAAGAACAAAGACTTCTTTGTATCAGGCACTTATAATGAAACAGGTTTGTTCGGACAACAACTCTTCAAGAGTGGTAAGTATGTTACTATTACGGAAGGGGAGTGTGATGCGATGGCGGCTTATGAACTGCTTGGTAGTAAGTGGGCTGTGGTATCCATCAAACGTGGTGCTCAAGGAGCTGTACGTGATGTAAAAGAAAGCCTAGAGTTCTTTGATGAATTTGAAAATGTAATTATAGCATTCGATAATGACAAAGCAGGTAAGGAAGCAGCAGTAAAAGTAGCGAGGCTGTTTAAACCTAGTAAGGCTAAGATAGTTACACTCCCCAATGGGTATAAAGACCCTAACGATATGCTTAGAAATAACAAGCATAAAGAGTTTGTTGAATCGTGGTGGGCAGCTAAAGTCTATACCCCATCTGGTGTTATCAATGTATCAGAGCAACGAGAAAAATTTCACAACAGAGAAAAGAAACAAAGCGTTCCTTATCCTTACAAAGGATTGAATAAGAAACTCTATGGACTCAGACAAGGAGAACTTGTAACTCTTACAGGTGGAACAGGACTAGGTAAGTCTAGTGTTACTAGAGAGCTAGAACATTGGCTTATTAAAGAGACTCAAGATAACGTTGGTATCATAGCACTTGAAGAAGATTGGAGAAGAACTATTGATGGTATCCTTTCTATCGAAGCAGATGCCAGACTCTATATAGACCAAGAACGAGAGAAGTTTTCTACAGAAGAACTCGATAAAATGTTTGACATCTTATATGATGGAGAAAACAAGAATAGAGTATGGGTTCATTCTCATTTCGGTACTAATGATATTGATGACATCTTCACTAAACTTAGATTTATGATTATAGGATGTGATTGTAAGTGGGTAGTGGTTGACCATCTACACATGTTAGTTAGTGCTGTACATGAAGGGGATGAACGAAGAGCTATTGATTCTATTATGACTAAACTTAGAAGTCTGGTAGAAGAAACAGGTGTGGGTATTATTTTAGTTTCTCACTTACGTAGAGTAGATGGAAACAAAGGACATGAGAATGGGATAGAAGTTTCTTTATCACATCTTAGAGGTTCAAATAGTATTGGACAACTGAGTGATTGTGTGATAGCATTAGAAAGAAATCAACAATCAGATGATATAGATGAAGCTAGGACAACAAAAATGCGTATCTTAAAATCAAGATATACAGGAGATGTAGGCATGGCTTGTAGTGTAATGTATGATACTGAGACTGGAAGACTTACTGAACTAAGTAACGATGACATTGAGTTCGGTGGTAGTTCAGACGAGGCATTTTAATTATGGATTTAGTATTTGACATAGAGACAGATGACTTACAAGCAACTAAGGTATGGTGTATTGTAGCTCAAGACCCTGATACTGGTGAACTATTTAAGTTTACTCCAGATGAATTAGAGAAGGGGTATGAATTTTTAGCTACTGCTGATAGGCTCATAGGTCATAACATAATTGGTTTTGATATACCTATAATACATAAGTTTAGTGATATAGATTTATCACATATCCCAGTACTAGATACCTTAGTACTATCACGTTTGTTTAATCCTACAAGAGAAGGTGGACACAGCTTGGAAAACTGGGGATACAAGTTAGGTTATAATAAAATAGATTTTGATGACTACCTAAATTACTCACAAGAAATGTTAGACTATTGTGTTAGAGATGTTGAATTAAATACCCAAGTGTTAATAGAATTAAGAAAAGAAAGTAAAGGATTTTCTAAAGACTCAATCAATATTGAACAGGGTGTTGCTAAAATTATTAAAGAGCAAGAAACAAATGGTTTCAAGTTTGATATGAAATATGCTGAACTATTATTAGCTGAATTACGAGAAACAAAACAATCAATAGAAGATGAGGTACAGAAAACCTTTACACCTAAATGGGTGGATAGTAAGTTAGTTACACCTTATATTAAAAAAGATGGTCAGCTATCTAAACGAGGACTAACTGATGAAGAATATACAAACTGTTTAAACACTTCCAACTTTAATCCTTTTATGCGTAAAACTTTACAAGAGTTTAATCTTGGTAGTCGTAAACAGATTGGAGAATACCTAATTGATTTTGGGTGGAAGCCAGATAGATTTACACCAACAGGTCAACCCATCGTAGACGAGAAAACTTTATCAAAGATAACTCATATCCACGAAGCAAAATTAATTGTAGACTTTTTATTATTACAGAAAAGGATAGCACAAATTGATTCGTGGTTTGAAGCAGTCAAGGATGATGGAAGAGTGCATGGATTTGTAATACCTAATGGTACTATCACAGGTCGCATGACCCATCGTAATCCCAACATGGCACAAGTTCCTAGTGTTTCTAGCCCCTTCGGTAAAGAATGCAGAGCTTGTTGGACTGTTGATGAAGATAATGTTCTACTAGGCGTTGATGCTAGTGGACTAGAAATAAGAATGTTAGCACACTATATGGCTGACGAGGAGTTTATAAATGAAATTATCAACGGAGACATTCACACCTCTAATCAAAAACTTGCACAACTTGAATCTAGAGATAAGGCAAAGACATTCATCTATGCACTCATGTACGGAGCAGGAGATGAAAAACTTGGAAACGTGGTCGGAGGAAGTAAAGATGATGGTCGAAGAGCTAGACAACATTTCTTCGATAATAAGCCTTCATTTAAATCTCTTAGAGATAGAGTACAAAGAGCATCATCAAAGACTTATCTCAAAGGAATAGATGGTAGAAAACTTTATGTGCGTAATCAACATTCATCTTTGAATACTTTATTACAGGGAGCAGGTTCTATTGTAATGAAGAAAGCACTTATTGATTTAGATTTAAAGTTACGTTTAAACACCATTGATTATAAGTTTGTTGCTAACATACATGATGAGTGGCAGATAGAGGTGAAAGAAAATCAAGCAGATTTTGCAGGTTCTTTAGCTGTAGATAGTATTATTAAAGCTGGAGAAGAATTTAATCTTCGCTGTCCTTTGGATGGTGAATACAAGATAGGAGGGAACTGGAGTGAAACACACTAAAGATGAGGTGAAACCTAATAAGGAAGATAGAAAGAAATTTGATATTGATTTAGAATATGGTACAATTCGTGAAGAAAAAATTGTAGACATGCTTTCCAATAAAAAGATAGAAGTTAAATCTGAACGAGGTATGTGGATGAAGACAGGAAACATTTGTGTAGAATATGAATGTTGGAACAAACCATCTGGTATTAGAGCAACTGAATCAGACTATTGGTTTCATAACCTATGTGTAGGAGACAACGAATTTTGTACGCTTGTATTTAAAACAGATGTACTAAGAACTATAGTTGATAAGCTTGATACATTTAAGACTGTATCAGGTGGAGACAACAACGCAAGTAAAATGTTTCTAGTTAATTTACAAAAATTATTTTCAAGTGACGTAATCAAAGCATTCAAGGAATCAGAAAATGAAAAAGAAAAATAATAAAACTGTTGACAGTTCTTCTCAAGAAGTATATAATAAATTAGCTGCTTCAAAATATAAATCAGAGGCTGGTCATTGGTACACTAGAGAGGGTGAACCTATGTACACAATCATAGGTGCTAATGGTAAAGAAAGAAACACCACACTTCGAGATGCAAAGAAGGAAGGTTTTGTTCCTTCGGTTACTACTATTCTAGGTATGGTAGCTAAACCCTCACTAGAAAACTGGAAAATAAATCAGGCTCTTAACTCCGCACTTACTTTAGAAAAGCAAGACAATGAATCATTAGAAGAGTTTGCCTACAGGTGCAAACAAGATTCTAAAGAGATAGGTCGTAAGGCTGCTGAAAGAGGTACAGAGATTCATGCCAATATTGAGAAGGGATTCTTAGGGTTAGGTACGTCTAGTACTTATGAGATAATTCAGGCGTGGTTAGATGAAAACTTTCCTGATGAAGAATGGATTGCAGAAGATTCTTTCTGTGCTAATCAAGGTTATGGTGGTAAGATAGACTTGTATTCTAAGTCTGGTATCTTTGTAGATTTTAAAACTAAAGATAACCTTAAAGGTAAAGACCCTGCCAAGTTAGTTTATGATGACCACGGTATGCAATTATCTGCGTATGCACAAGGTTGCAATATAGATGAACCTGAACGAGTATCTATATTTGTAGATAGAGAAGATACAGACCTAGTGTTATGTCATATCTGGGATAAAGAAACACATACTAAACATACACAAATGTTTAATAGTATATTACAATTTTGGAAACTGGTAAAGAATTATGAATGGCAAGAAAGCTAAACTTATAAGAAGAAAAGCAGAGAACATGTTGATTGAATGGTTAAGAACGATGACACCTGATAGTGAAGATACATCTAAAATTAATAGAAAGAACCTTCACGAGTTCTTACCAGAACAGACACATGTTTTTGGTATGGGTCGCATGTTGCTAAGTGCATATAGCCTCAGATGGTTTACGAAAAAAATAAAACGTAATCCCGATGTAACTTTAGAGGAGTTATTACGTGGCTAGAAAACCAAGGAAGGTTAGACCTAAGAAGATTAATGTCCCTAAAGGCTATGATAGTATGTGGGAATATGATATACATAAATCAATTTTAACTGGCTGGAAACACCATACTTCTAATATAGAATATACTGTTTCTCATACATATAAGACCGACTTCATTAAAACTATTGATGGTAAGATAATATTATTAGAAGCTAAAGGAAGGTTCTGGGACTATGCTGAATACAGTAAATATATTTGGATTAGGAAAGCCCTTTCTTTTATGGTTGATAATTATGAATTGGTATTCCTGTTTCAGAAACCTTACTCTCCTATGCCACAAGCAAAGAAAAGAAAGGATGGTACGAAAAGAACTCATGCAGAGTGGGCTGAGACTAATAACTTTAAATGGTATAGTGAAGATACTTTACCAGAGGAATGGACTACATGAAAAAGAAAAGAGATTATAAATTTAACGAAGATAAAATTTTAGAAACAATAAAGTTTCATATAGATAGTACATACAACCAACACTATGCTCATGGAAAATATCAAGCAACGGATATGATATTAGATGCTGGTCATGGAGAAGGTTTTTGTATTGGTAATATAATGAAATACTCAATGAGGTATGGTAAGAAAGATGGTAAGAACCATACAGACTTGCTAAAGATTATACACTATGCTATAATAGCTTTATATTTAATAGGAAAAGATAATGACTGAAGATAAAATAGGAAAGAAACCTCACCTTGGTATATGTATAAATTATGATAAAGAAAAAAAGCTTGATAAGTTTAGTTTAGATACACTAAAGGATAGATATTTTTGGGACAAAGAAACACATGCCCAAGAAGCATTAGCAAGGGCTTCAGTTTTCTCATCTACCTTCAAAGGAGAAACAGATTATGAATTGGCTCAGAGACTTTATGACTACAGTTCCGACTGTTGGTTCATGTTCAGTACTCCTATACTTAGTAACGGAGGAACAACTCGTGGGCTTCCTATCAGTTGCTTCCTTAATTATGTTCCTGATAGTAGGGCTGGTTTATCTGCTCATTATGATGAGAACATATGGTTGGCTAGTTCGGGTGGAGGCATCGGTGGATATTGGGGAGATGTTAGGAGTAATGGTATATCTACTACTCATGGCTCTCGTTCTACTGGAAGCATTCCTTTCATGCATGTAGTAGACTCTCAGATGTTAGCCTTCAATCAAGGCACTACAAGACGAGGAAGCTATGCAGCTTACATGGATATAAGTCATCCAGAGATTGAAGAGTTTATTAATATGCGAAAAGAATCTGGTGGTGATATAAATAGGAAGTGTTTAAACCTTCACAACGGAATTAATATTACCAACACATTTTTAGAAGCGGTACAAGATGATACTGACTGGAGATTAATAGACCCTAAAACTAATAAAGCTGTTAAGACAATTAACGCTAGAGATTTATGGTGGCAAATACTTTTTGCTAGAGCAGAAACAGGTGAACCTTACATGATTAATATTGATACTTGTAATGAAGCCTTACCAAAACTTCAAAAAGATTTAGGTTTATCTATAAGACAAAGTAATTTATGTTCTGAAATAACTTTACCTACAGACGAAGAAAGAACAGCAGTCTGTTGTTTGTCTTCAGTAAACCTAGAACACTTTGATAAATGGTCAAAGGATAATTTATTTATTAATGATTTAATCACAATGTTAGATAATGTATTACAACATTACATTGATAATGCTGTAGATACATCGCAACTTGGAGAGTACAATGCAAATTTTAAAAGGTTCTCAAACTATATTAAAGAAGATAAAGAAGGGTATGCAAAGTCTGCCTACTCAGCGTATAGGGAAAGGTCTGTTGGTCTTGGGGCAATGGGCTTCCACGCTTATCTTCAATCTAAAGGAATACCTTTTGAAGGTATATTCGCAACTGGCTTCAATCATAAAGCCTTTGGTCACATCAAAAGAGAAGCGACAAAAGCTACTAAACTCTTGGCTGAAGAAAGGGGTGAAGCTCCTGATGTACATGGTTCAGGGGTTAGAAATGCTAATCTACTTGCTATTGCTCCTAACGCTAGTTCCAGTATTATTTGTAGTGGGACTTCCCCTAGTATTGAGCCTTATAGGGCTAACGCATATACGCACAAAACTTTATCAGGCACTTACCAAGTTAAGAACAAATTCTTAGAAAAACTTTTTAAGTCTAAAGGATTAAAAGGTAAGAAGCTTGAAGAGGTTTGGAAAGATATATCAGCTAATGATGGTTCGGTACAACACCTAGATATACTTGATGATAAAGAAAAAGAAATATTTAAAACTGCAAATGAGATTAATCAGATATGGATAATAGAACACGCACACATGCGACAAGAATATATCTGCCAAAGCCAAAGTGTAAATCTATTTTTCACACTACCTAAGACTACGGATGACCAAGAGGTACATGATGAATACATGCAGTATGTAAATGATGTCCATTGGTATGGTATG